TTCTGTTGGGTTTATAGTAAGTCTTGTTGGGTAGATAGGATGCTTATTTCCGCCTCTATCAATCCATGACATCTTAACGTAGTTTACATAGTCTTGTGGCAATGGTATACTCAAGTTATGAGGCACACCTAATTCCTGTGATTTGACACTTTTCAATGTATCATAACTAAACTCTTGTAATGCTCGCTTAGCATGGAATATAACATCTGTTCTTTTAACATCACTTATCAACTTGCCATTACCAACATACGCAACCATAAAGTTGTCTATAACGTCATTAAGCGCTATATAAGAATAACTACCGTAGTTCTCTTCTACAGTATTGCCATATGCATCTTTATTGCCGTATTGGCCTCCATTTTGCATTTTAAGCTGGCATACTAATATCTCGTCAAACAATATAGGGGTTACTAATGTTATAGTATTCCCTTCTAGCGTGTATGGTAATATATATTCATTATATATAAGGCCATCAATGCTGTGGTATAATTTAAAATTATTTAAAGCATAGTTTACATCCAATGGATTATAACTGCCTAAAATTAATTGTGTGTCAAATGTAAATGTAAATATAGTATCATCTACCCCAAGACCCGTAACTTGAAAGCCTTGAGAGCCAGCATAATATTGTCTATTAGTTTCGGTAATTAAACCTCCGTTTGGAAATGCCATAGTCTATCTAACTTTTTTCGTTAATTTTTTCTGATTGAGCTTGTTGGGATGCCACTTGTATAATTTGTGGATCTTTAATAATTATTCCAGAATAAAGTAGTATCTGTGTTATAATATTAACTTGCTCGGTTGGGTGTAGTTCAAAATCTACAGATGATGTAGAATTATATATGTATTGGCCTGTAATAGTTGATGGTATAAAGTTCCATCTTGGGTCTAATGGTTTCCTTATATAAGAGGCCGTTACTTTATCAATTATGGTTTCTGGATACATGTATATCTTAAAATCCTTATAACGGTATATTGGATACCCTTTTGTGGGCTCTGTAAGCTTAGATAATTTAATTTTTAATAATTCATTAGCTTGAACATATTGAGCTTCTCTATGGTTGTCATATATGACCGTACCAAGTTTATAAAAGTTAAATGGGAATACCTGAACTATTATTGATTGTCCTCCTGTTGGTAAAGAAGATAAAGACAAAGTAGTTCCTACAATACTCCATGTTCCTGAGCCTTGAACTGAGCCATCAATAAAAACCACTGCTGATCCTGCATCTAATAACTCAGGATCTATTTGTGTTAAAGTATATTGTGTTATATTAGTTATAGCTGTTATAGATTCTACTACAGATGAGTTATTAACATTTGGCACATTAAAATATGGGCCAATATAGTCACATTCCCCAAGCTCTTCAAATATAGCTATTTTTTCTTGTAAATTTTTTTGACGATCAGAATACTCATTATCATTGTCAGGCACTCTTAGTTGCTGATTAAGATCCTCAAAGTAAGCATTGAATATATCTAACTGTACCTGTGCTGCGGTTCTATTAAACTCATCTGGAGTCATATAACCACGATTCTCTTTATTAAGTATTAACAATACTGTTTTATATACTGTATCAATATTTACTGCCATATCATATGCTATTATAATATTAAGCGGTCACAATATGCAACCGCTTAGTATTAATTATTACGTATTATTATATTTTTTTCTCTATCGAGCGATAAATCTCTACGCCTTCATCAGTCTTGAAAAATGCTGCCATAGCTGAATATGGATTCTCATCAAAAGGAACTGTCATAAGCTTTCTATCGTTACTTCCCCAATGGAATGTTCTTTGATCTTGTGACAATCTAATTATACCTTCTTCTGTAGCTTTGATAGCAAAGTTTCTTAACCCAACGTTCTCGTCATTTGCAAGTTCAATAAACAACTGAGGATTCTTTTTAGCAAATAGCATTAGATCCCGCTTAAGTTCTTTAGAACTCATCTTACTAACTTTAGACCCTAATTCAACACGTAGTATTGCCTCTGCTTGATCAATATCCATTCCTTTAGCTGCTATTAAAGCATCTAACTCCATTTCCATTTCTTCAAGATCGTCAACCGCATCAGCTTGTTCATCCAATTCTCTGTATACTTTATTTAGACTTGGGTGATATATCGATAGTAATTTCTGTAAGTTTTGTCTTTCTTTAGGAACAAATAAAGTTCCGTCTTTAAACATTATGTGACCTAATGTAGCTTGCCCTTTTTGTTCACTTACAAACGGGGAGTTCTGATTAGTGGCATAACGTAATTCTTTTTGTTCGCCAATTTCTTTGTCAAACCATAATAATGGACTATGCGATGTGTGCTTTGATTTCATCATATATGTTAACGGAGCTGGCCCTGTTAAATAATAATTTCGATCTTTTACTTCCCACTTATTTACAGCCTTCTCTTTTACTTTTGGTTTTTCAATTATTGGTTCATCAATTGTTTCTTCTACCTCAATTTCAAAATCGTTTAGAGGTTCAATGTATTCTTTTTTAACAGCTACCGTTCTAGCTATTGGTTTTTTAGCTTGTGCCATGATATAATATGATTTAATAGATTAATTAATTAAGTAGTAAAAACTACCCCCGTAAATTCAACGAGGGTAATTTCTACATTTTTTGTTATCCTGCAATTGTTGTAGTAGTAAATAATACAAAATTATTTGCTCCTTGAACGCATAAACATCTTTCTGATAAGAAGTGAACTTCCATAGCGTCTAATGCAGAAGTTTGAGCTCCAACAGATCCTGTGATCCAGTGCTTCATTCTTCTATCATCATGCTGAGAAGCACGGTATCTTACGTGTAAGAATGGTCTACGGATATTAGTTCCTAAGATTTCATCATATACTGTAGAAGTTCCAGCTGGAACTAATAAGCCAGATATAGAACTATTAGCCAATGCTCCACGAGTAGATGCATCATTTAAATATTTCCAATCAGTTTTGTAGAAATCATAAGATCCTCTTCTAAATCCAGAGAATCCAAGATTCAATGCCATTGATTCTGAATTTTCAAATAAGCCATAAGATGTACCACCTGCCCCATAAGAGTTCATAGATGCTAACATATCGTCAATCAATAAAGACATTTGACGGTTGTTAAAGATCATGTTTTCTTCAATAGCACCTTGAGTATCTAGGTTCTTTAAAATAGTATCAAAGTCAGTTAAACTACCAGAAAAGTCAGCAACTACGTTACCTCTTTCTTTAACAGCAGAGAATAAACCTTGAGTACCTTTTATGCCTAAGGCTGTTACCGCGGTATTAGTAGCAAGCTCGCCTTCTATAACAGCCATTTCTAGGTAATCTTCAAAACGTAAACGTGTTTCAGACTCTGCTTTAAGGAACCATAAGAACCCGTCAGCACCTTCTTCAGTTGTAATTTCCACCCATCCAATTTGAGCTGTATCTGAACCGTTAACAACGTATTTAGATTTAATTATAATAGGTGAATTGTTATACTGCGTAAATGATGGCTGAACAGATGTTAATGTAGCGTCATCTGTACCTTTTCTGAATTCAGAACCATATACAAATATTTTAAGATCTGTTGAATCAACATTTCCCCATGCAATATATGGAATAGCCGTTACAGTTAATCCGCTTACTACACTTACATAAGCTTTAGCCTCTTCTCCATCATTATCAATAACAACAATTGTTTGACCAACTGATATTACGTTTTCAACACCTGCAGTTGTAGGTATTGTTAAAAGATTGGTAGCTCTAATAACACCTGTGTAAGCGATGTGTAGACGGTTTTGTTCTGACCAAATAACTTGATCTGAAGTCATAGGCATTTCAGCTCCTACCATTCTTAAAAATCCAGATAACGTTCTGTTTCCATAACGCTCTACTTCTTGCTCATAGATCTCTGGTAAATATTGTTGTGCAAAAGTTGAAAAATCAGGATTTGCTGAATCCGTGAAATTCAAATAATTGCCTACTAGTGTCTGTGGCTTCTGAGAAGGCACAATAGACCCGAAAAACGGGTTTGGTGTAAATGTTGACATAATTTTTTAGTTTAAGTTATTTTTTTAATTCTTAATTTGTTAGAATCCATGCCATTAATTGCTTTGATTTTTATGCCATTTACAAATAGACTCTCAGGTGCACTGGTTCTTGGTTCTGTGCTAACATTGTTAGACTTAGCCATTATTTCCTTAACTGCATCTGCTTTGCCTTGTTCATAAATTTGTTTCATAATTGTCTCAGAATTATCGGCAACGTACATAGCTTTATGATACCCTTTAACATCTATAACTTCACCCTCATCGTTTAAGAACTTCTTAACTAGGTTTGAAATATCTGATTGTTTATCAATAACTGCATTGGTATTCGGTATGTTATACCTTAATGTTTTTTCTCCTAAGTTAAAATCAAAACCTTTGAAATCATTAGTGAATAAACTCTTGGTATCTTCTTTGAATTTACCATGCAATAGCTCTGAACGCTTTTCGTTCTGTTTGTAGCGATTGAAAAAGTCATTAGCTTCTTGTTGTTCTCTGTTAACTGATGGTCTCAACTTGATCTCATCATAATACTTTGATTTAACATCTTCCAAGAATCTTTTTGCTTTTGCAACCTCTTCTTTAAATTCGAGTCTTTTTTTCTTGATGTCTCGATCATCATCTTCTTCTTCGTCGTAACTAAATTTTTCTTCCATGAGAAACTGTATCTCATCGTCATCTAAATGTGGTCTTGACTTTCTATAATATTCTTTTATTAGTGTTTCACTTTTTATATTTTCGTAATCTACATTCAGTCTTGAGTAATCATCTATTGTACCCCCGGTGTCCTTCATAAAAGCAATAAGCTTCTCTATGTTCTCTGGTAAAGGTTCCCCCGATGTTTTTGCTTCTGTAATAATTTCATTTAATTCCGCTACCGTTTCAACTGCTGTTGGTGGCGCTGCAACCATTTCAATTATTTCTTTTTCTTTGTTTTCGGTAACGACTTCAACGACTTGGTTTCCTTGGACCACTTCTTGCAATCCCACTTCGGGCTGCTGATTGCCCAACACGCTTTCATTTGTGCTTTGCTCTTGAATGGCATCTTGTTCCTTTTTAGCTTTTAAATTTACTTTTGTTACCTCGTTAGTCTTACCTAACTTCCTTGGAGTTTTAATTTTGAACTCCCCTTCTTGTTTAATTTCTGACATGATATAATATTATAAAATTGTTAATGTAATCTATTCTCCAAATAAATCAAACCCTAACCCATTCATTACGTCACTACCTGATGATTCAAAATCTTTTGGCATTGATTGGTTTTGTCTTTGATCTATTAATTCACTTTGTTGAGTACCTTGCATTTTTATTCTTTTATCTTTGCGATCCTCAATCTCTTTTATTTTGTCTTGCTGTTGTGATAAATTCATTTGAGCAAGTTTAACACTATAATTAAACTCTTCCGCCATTAATATTCTTTTAAGTTCCATCTCTGATTGCATTCTTTGGATCTCAAATTGTGATTTAGCTTGTTCTATTTGTATTTGTGTTTGGGCTAACGCTTCTTGTTTTTGCACCTCAGCCATTGCTGATCTCTCAGCCAACTCCCCGTTTGCTTGCGCTTGCGCTTGAATATTTTGTTGTTGTTGTTGTTGCTCTCTAGCTATTTTTTTCTTTCTCTTATATTTAAGTGATTGATTAGCGAGCTTTAAATTTCTTATTTGCCTAATATCAATTGCATCCTCTAAGTCTATACCTCCTGATTGCAATGCCACCTGTATGTTCTGTTCAAGTTGCGCTTTTTCTTCCTCATCTGGTTCTAATTCTAAATATATACCAAAGTCATGAAGATTTAAATTAGATATTTCTCTTAGGGTTTGTACATTAAATGTAGATATACCTTCTGTTAAACTATTTGCTGTTAGTGGATAGTTTAATGACTCTGCTGCTTTTAACGATATGTTTTCACATAACCTTAATGTTAAGTACAAACTTGATTGTACAATGTGCCTTGTAGCTGTATTAGAATTTGCTGCTGCTAGTTTTTGTAAACCAACTAAAGCATTAGGATCAGGCGTGCTTCCATCTCTTGCTTCATTTAATCCAGTAACATCACGTATCATTTGTAAATAATACTGATATGTGGCTATAAGAGATTGTATCTTAGCATTGCCATTAGATGATTGTAACTCCTGTATTGGCATTCTAGCTCCGTTCTGGCCGCCATCTTGATTCATTGATCTACCAACTATACTACCTGTTTGGAAATACATACTAAGTGCTTCCGCCGCGTTATAATTTGTGCCATTGCCAAGATCTACTTCTGCTAAGCTATCAACATCTACGAATACTCCATCAGGTACAATCTTAGATAATACTTGCTGTAGTTTTAAGTGCGTTAATTGAATCATATCAGCAAAACTTATAGTTCTACTTACAAGAGATTCTATTCGGCCTCTATACATTCTAGGGGCACATATAGCATAGTTCATTTCAACCTTTGTTGTGTCGGCAAATGGGCGCGTCATAAACTCACTCATTTCCCATTTTAACATTTTGTTCTTGCCTAATAACTTTACGCCAGAATATAATACCTCTATTGATCT